GTGCAGGACATCAAGCAAAGCCTCGGAGGGCTGAGTCTTGCGCTTGCGGCTTTCCAGGCCGAACTGACTCCGGTCGCATCTCTGCCGCTCGGGCAGCAGAAGAAAGCTCTGGCCAAGATGACCGTTCCCGATCTCGTTGCTTTCAAAAAGTCTTGGAACCAGATCCAGATAACGCATAATCACCCGGAGAAACAACTGTAGTGGAAGCTCGCTGGCAACCGGCGCGGATCAGGCCGCGGAAGGATTGGGAAATGGAACATGCCCAACTATCAAGCGCCCCTAAACGCGCAGACCGCCTAACCGGGGAAATTATTCGTATCACGCCATATTACGGCCCATGTGCTGATCCCTGTCCGTTGGGTGGTCGCTTATTTTCGATCAAGCGAGAGGATATGAACCGACTCGCTCCAGAAGTACCCAATAGCTGGGTAATTTGTGAGCACCAAATCTGGACCGACTAAATGCTCCCTCTCTGGCTCATCGTTTTGCAGTGCGTGTTCGCGGGCCTCACTGTCGCCCAGAATTACCGGGGCGTCAAAACGGTTGTGGTCAGTGCTGCGCAGACGACCGAGCACACGGCAGTCAAGATTGCCGGGAAGAAACCCCCGGCCCAGCCTCACTCTTTGGTTTATCCAGATCCGGTTCTCACGCCTTGCGCCACAGAGTTAGAGAAATGCCTCAATCCTTTAATCCACGCCAACATGGACCCGAAGGACCCGCACAACATCTGCTCGAAGAAATTCAAGACGGGCGACTATCGGGACACCACGCCAGCGATGAAGGCCGAAGCCTACCGTCGCTATGGAGTGGAAAAAGGCAAAAGGGATTGCGCGTATGGCTGTGAGGTAGATCACGATATTCCGCTGGTCGCCGGTGGTGCCGACGTCATCCTGAACCTATGGCCCGAGCCAGCAGAACCCCGGCCTGGCTTTCACGAAAAGGATCATCTTGAGGACCACGTGAAGGTTATCGTTTGCGCGCTCCACACAACGCAACAGCGTCAAGCTGCCCTCGATGACTTCCGGCAGGACATCGCAACCGACTGGCTGGCCGCGTGCGTTAAATATAAGGTCAAGTGTGTGCCGCCGCCTGTCAATTAGCCTTCTACTGTTATCGCTCTCAGGCTGCGCTGGCCATCATTCCCCGTGGAAGGCGCCGGCGCCGATCATTGGCAGTCACTATGGATGCACGGTTAGGCCAACGGATGTAAAGCAAACCGAGTTTCCCATTCGACAAGCTCAGGGCCATTCAGAAGTCGAATGGCAGGCAGAGGGCTGGACCGGCCATGGCGAGACGCGAGATTGGAAAGAAGTGCTGTCCCGGCGCATCGGGCGACATGCCAGGCGGAAGAGTCTTTTAGACTGCGACCAGTTCATGGAAACGAACGAGCCTAGCCGCCGTTGAAGGCGATGGCCGAAACCGCAGTCATGCAGCCTTCGCGTATCTGCTGGATGGCCCTGACCTGATCGTCTCCCGGATTCACGACGTTGAGAATCTCATTCGCCAGCTCCTGCCCCTTAAGCCCGATGGCGTCGATTCTCTTCTGCTGAGATGGCGTTAGCTGGTGATTGAAGCTGAACCAATTCCTGAGCGTGTCCTTCTGGCCTGATCCTGTTGCAGTTCCTGCTCCCGCTGGTGGCATTGTCGCCCCCTTTCGCGCGAGATTCTAACACATGAACGACCTTAGCTGGCCGCACCTCAAGAACGGCAGTCCCACGGCAGATGAGAGAGCCCTCCGAGTGCTAAACCTGATCTTTGGAAATGTTGAACACTCACCTTTTGCAGTGGACGCCATTGCGAAAGAGATACGCGATGCGATGCGTGAGACAGCCGAAGCTGCCGACGCCTTCATAAAAGGCTGCATGGTCTGATGAACCCAACCCTTAAATTCGGAAAGAACCCGCCAAAAGCCCACCACTCCACCCTCGCGCTCGACAAGTACATTTTGCCGGGCGCGCTCCCGCCTCCTGAGGAAAAGAGGGCATGGGAATATTCAGTGAAAGATGACGCCTGGGACCTTTTGGGAAATGACCTGCTCGGCGATTGCGTAATCGCGGCTACTTTGCATTGGATTGAAGCCGCGACTGCGATAAACAAAAAACCGGCTACGTTCACGACGGAGCAGGCAATCGCCCTCTATTCCGCTGTCACCGGCTACGATCCATCTAATCCGGACTCCGACCAGGGAACGGCCTGGACCGACATGCTGGCCTACTGGCAGCAGCACGGAGTGTACGGCCACAAGATCACCGCCTGGGCCTCGATCGATCACACCGACCTGAACGCATTGCGGCAGGGAATTGATCTCTTCGGCGGGATCCTGATCGGAACCCAAGTCACCGGATCCATGCAGAAGCAATTCGCCGCCGGCAAGCCCTGGAACAAACCCTTCAACAAAGGCGTCAAGGGCCTGCACGGAATCCCCTGGCTCGGCTATGGAAGAGAGGGCCAAACCTGCATCACCTGGGGCGCGCGTCAGCAAATGGACCTGACCGCGAACACGATCTGTGACGAGGCTTATTGCGTTATCACCGATGATTTTTTGAACTCAGCCTTCACCACCCCGCTCGGAATCAACGCGGCCCAGCTTGCGGCCGATATCGAAGCGCTGCGCATAACAAAGTTGTGATCTCCCCCGAAACCTCAACCTTGGCGGCGATTGGCCTGATCGTCGCGCCGGCCATCAATGCCGGAATGCTGGCCTTGGTCGCGTGGGTTGTGAAGAAGGGCCAAGCGCGCGCCGACGCATCAGCGGAAGCGGCTCGGGTTGCGGCAGTGGACGTGAAGGACGCGGCCCAACAGGTGAAGGTAACTCTGGCTGCAACGGGCGCGGCCACACTCGCAAGCCTTACTGCCATCAAGAAGACCGGCGAAGAGACGCACATCCTGGTCAACAACGATCACGGGGTCAGCCTGAGACTGGCTGCTTCAGCACTTAGACGTGTGGCTAACCTGACCAAAGAACCGGAAGACGAAGCGGCTGCCACTCATGCGGAAGGCGCCGCCAAAGAGCACGACGAAAAGCAAAGGACCCTCGACCAGCACAAGGCCGATGTGGACACGAAATGAATCTCGATATTCGAAGAATCTGGCCCTCCGCTCAGGCCACGGTTGGCGCTCTTTATGTGGATGAAGAATCAGATTGCTACAGCCTTGAGCCTGGTTCGGAAGGAAAAGGCCCCATTCCCGCCGGCACCTATGACGTCAAGCTATTGCCGTCAGCCCACTTCCAGGAATCCGAGGATCCCTGGGTGAAGCGCTACGCCTCTCAGATGCCCCACCTGCAGAACGTACCAGGACGAACCCACATCATGATCCACTGGGGCGACGACCCGGAAGACACAGAAGGCTGCGTTTTGGTGGGCAATAGAAGGATGAGCGACTTCATGATCGGGGACAGCCGCAACGCCTTTGCGGCCCTATATATAAAGATCACGAATGCCTTCGCTCACGGGGAGCTGGTCTCCATCTCGATCTCCGATAACGGGCGGGCCGATGAGGTTTGGCCGAATTCCTAACCGACGCTGTACGGACGCCTAATGCTTCCCGTGATTTCCATTCATCCACGTAGCCAGGAGTTTGGTGCTCTCGGCTACCGGGATCTCCTCAACGCTAAAGGTTTCGCCGTCCCTGAGAATCCTATGCGCCGTCTCTTCGGCCTCTTTTCGGGTGTCGAAAGGCACTAGATCGAGCTTGGTGGAACAGCCGTCAGTCCACCGGATGTGAAACTTGTAAGGGTTTCGGATGTGGATTTATACCATATTTTCAGTAATGGTTAGTAGGTAACATTCCCTGCTTCTGTTACCTTTTTTGATTGTTTTGCGGGAATCAAACCTCACCCAAGACGAGCTCTTGGCCCTCCTGTGCGCGGCGCGCGCGCACCGCGAGCGCGACTGGCTCATGATCCTGGTCGCTTACTGGCACGGACTCAGAGCCTCGGAAGTCGTGAACCTCAAAGCACATAGCGTCACGGACGGATTTATCACCGTGCGCCGGCTGAAGAAATCCTTGAAGACCACGCAGCAACTGATTCGACATCCCAATCCTCTTTTAGACGAGGGGGCGCTTGCGGAGTACGCGCGCAATCAAAGCGGAAATCAAAGACTGTTTCCGGTGTCCCGGGTCCAGTTTTGGAGGCTCATCCAGAGGTATGCAGGGGCTTCCGGCCTGCCAAAACGGAAGGCTCATCCGCACGCGCTCAAGCACACGATTGCCATACAAACCATTCATTCTGCGGGCATTGAGAACACCCGCCAGTGGCTCGGACATAAGAGCATGGCCAGCACCGGCGAGTACCTTCGGGTGAGCGATCAGGACGCTGGGAAGGCAGTTCAGAAGGCTCTTGGTGGCGTTTGATTCCCGACGAAATCAAACCAATCAAAGGCCGCGGCGGCGCCGGCCGCGGGCAGGGGCGCAAGCCCAGCATTGCCAAGGTCGTTAAGGCCGCGATCGCACAGGCTGTATTTCGCATTTGGGGCGGCGAGGCTCAGGCGTGGGGCGCGTTAGCCCAAAAGATATCCGAGACCGGCGACCTGCGGCTTCTGTTCGAAGTGCTGCGGTACTGGACCGACCATGAACACGGCAAAGCGGGAATGCGCCTGGACGTAAGCGGTAAGATTGAGCATGAACACACCACCCTCGACGCCTATACCCCCGAGGAGCTCGAAAGTCTTAGACAGCTTGCGGAGATTGCCATCGCCCGCGCAAATTCTGGACGAGTGCTGCCGTCGTGATCCCTTATATTGGGCGCAGAACTGGACCAAAACCGAGAATCCGCACTACGTCCAGCAGGGTTTGGAGTTTCGCGCGCCGTTTCCGCGCAAAAGCTACTTCCGACCATTATTCGATGCCCTGAAAGAGGAAGAACGGCTTTTCATCTGCAAATCACGTGAGATGTTGAGTTCGTGGGCTGTGATGATATTTGCGGCTCATGAGGCCCAATGGTTCAAAGCTGAGGTTGTGGTTCAGACCGACAGTGAACAGAAGGCCAAAGAGTTGGTTTCGTATGGCGAATGCTTGTACCGAAACCAAGAAACATGGTTGAAGCAACTGCACCCGTTGAAGTCCGCAGCAAGCGCGCTCTCGATCGAGTGGGAGGAAGGCGGACGCATTTTCGGGATTCCTCACGGCCAGCACAAGCTACGTTTATTTCACCCAACAATCGTTATTTTTGATGAAGCTAGTTTCCTCCCGGAGTTTGAGGCTTGCTACAACGTGGCCCAGCCCGTCGCAAAGAAAATTATTGCCGTGAGTAGCGCAGGCCCCGGGGCGTTCGCCGATCAATGCTCAGTCTAGCGCCCACATTCGATGGTCGCCGAACCGTGCCCTCAAAGGAAGTCACCGACCTGATGCTGGAGCTTTTGCAGTTGACGCCGCAGGACAAGGTGATGGAGATTGGAACGGGGTCAGGCTATCAGACCCGCAGGCTGGCCCAGACCGGAGCCGAAATTCACAGTATCGAACTGGAGCCTTATGTTGACCCGACGATCCCTTTTGGCGAATGCGTTTACCTCTATCATCGGGATGGCTTTCTGGGGCTGCCGGAAGTTGCTCCCTTCACGGCCATCGTTGCAACCTGTGGGCTCACCGAAATTCCCGCCGCCTGGGTGGATCAGCTACGGCCCGAGGGACGTATCGTCGTGCCTATCGGACGAGCAGATGCACAACGTTTGGCGCTTTTCACAAAGTTACAAGGCCACGTTTCACCCAAGCGCATAGCCGCCTACGTCCGTTTCCAGATGATGCGCGCGCCCGACGAGCGCAAACCCCTTAAGCCCGTCTACAAAGACCGACCCGAAGAATAAACCAAAAAGAGAACCGAACCCTTATGCGCAAACTAAGCGTATTCGCGCTGGTGTGCCTGTGCGTCATTACCGCGCGGGCTCAAACGCCGCCCCAGAACTTCGGTGCAAGCAACGGCCCTCCGTCAGCGACTCTGCCCAACTCCGGCGTGGGAACACACTGGTTCGATACCGTGACCAACACGGAGTATGTCTGCAGCGCCGTGACGCTCGTTAACTCTCAGCCTACCTGCAGCTGGACAACAATCGGAGGCGCAACTTCCAATCCCTCCTCCCTCAACAACATCAAGTTTGCGAGCCAGTTTGCGGGTGGAGACTGCGGGGCAAAGATTAATGCCGCGGATACTGTTTTGGGTATCAAGGGCGGCCAGATTTGGGTGGATCATACCTGCGGAACGACCTGGACAACCCAACCGGTGCTCCACAACTCTCTTGTCTTCGTTGATGATTTTCGCGCGAACCTTTCCGGATTGGCTTGTCCTCTCCTGGTCTCTGCTGGTGGGATTATCCTTCAAGGTTTGGGCCTTGATAATTCCAATGGCTCACAGATCGCCACTTGGATTGACGGCACAAATTGTACGGCTGGACTTGATGTCGTCTCCGTTCTGGGAACCACACCGAACCGTCTCGCAGGTGTCATCATCAAGGACATCTTTATTACCGGCGCAAACAACGCCCGCTATTGCCTCCGATTTGAAAAAGTGGACCTGCTCGACGTAGAACAGACCGAGATGAATAACTGCGCCACGGCAAATGTCTATGGGGTGGACAGCACCGGAGACTTTTTCAAGAACGATCGCTTCGCCACAATACCCGCGAATGGCTTGGTGCTGGACTGGGGTACGGGACAATTCACTGGCTCTGGTCTGATCTTTGAAAGCCAGGTCTGCGAGACGGGACCGCAATTAACGATTCAGGGATCGGGATCGGGACAGAGTTTCTATGGAACGACCATGCAGGCGGACGGCTGCGGCGCCGGAACGTGGGCGGGATTCGTGCGCGTATCGGGATTCGATACCAACTCCGCTTTCGCGGGCGCGCCAACCGGCGGCGCTGGCGCTCCGGTAGGTCCGGGCTTTTACAATCTGAACGTGAACGTGGTGAATGGCGGAAATCCTACGCAGGGAGCAGATTTTCTATGTAATGGAACAGCGACGAATCCACCCCAAGATGTGACCCTTGTTCAGCCGCAAGACTTCGGAAGTTCGGTATCCAACATCGCCTTCAAGTCGGATAACTGCAAAGGCCTCAAGATCATCAGCGGGTTTTCCAATGGACACAGCGTAGCCACACTTAACGTCACAAATAATTCTTATTTCGCGCAAATGTTCGCGGTCACCTCTCTCGATACTGCGCGAACATCCGGCACAACCACCGGCATGGTTGACATTTACGAAGCGGTCAGCGGACAGGAACAACATTCCAACTCCATCCAATCCACGCTGATGCTGGCCAATCAAGGCACACCCTGCGCCAACGGCAACATCGCTCTGTCTGGTGGATGGGGAACCACGGCAGCCCCAACGGCAGCGGCGGGTACCGGCCAAACCTGTCAGTGGACGATTACCTCTAGCGGTACAGGTCAAGCGACGAACGCCACGATTACTTGGACGCTACCTAATCCTCTGCCTGCTGCGACCACTGTTTGCAACGCGCACTTTCAAGGCGGCACTGGAATGGCAGCGTTATCTGGCGCTGGCCTGTTCATAAATCAGACCACACTGTCGGCTACTGCGCCCGTCTTCACGTGGGCCGGACTGCCGGTTGCAGGATCAACTTATCTCGTGCAATTACAATGTGGACCTTAGTTTTAGTTTAACGCCGCAGGTCTGGCCTTTGAAAACTGAGCGCAATCGCAGCGCGAGCAGGATTCCACGTCTTCGCCGATGCGGTGAAGTTCCCGAGCGTGCCCGCAGGTGCATTTGTCCTGGGTCCAGATCTTGTACAGTTTTGCTTTCCTCAGGAATTGCCACCATTTCAATTGTTCGCTCACGGTAAGTGACTCCAGTGGTTCCGGGGCGAGCCTAACACAAATGCTTCCCTTCGCCGAAAGAACCGACTGAGCAGGCGCAGGCGGCGGACGCGGGAATTCATACCCGCATCAGAGAAGAACATCTGATCTTCCTAAGCCCCTAGTTCGGGGTGCAGAAGCGCGCGGCGAGCGGGAACGCCTGCATAACATGAAACGAGCTTTCCTCATCACCCACACCGAAACCGCCATGGACAAACAGGGCCGAGTCCACGGCCATCTCGATCCGCCGCTGTCGTCTTCCGGCCGGGTCAAAGCGAAGCAGATCGCCAAGAGCATGAGGAACAAAGGCATCAAGCGGATTCATTCCTCCCCACTCGCAAGAGCCAGAGAACTAGCGGCAATGCTGGCTAAGGAAACCGGCGCGCCCGTGATTGTGGCCCTTCAACTGACGCCGTGGGATTTGGGCAATATGTCGGGAGCGAAACTCAGCGCCATCAAACCCGTTATGGATTTCTTCAGCGCGCGTCCCAATCGACCGATACCCGGGGGCGAGTCCAAGGGAACATTTCTCGGCCGCTATAAAGACTTCGCGCGAAAGATCGAGCCGGGCGATGCAGTTGTGGCCCATTCCCAACACAACCTGACCTGGGACTATGTGCAGAACGGCGGCGATGCCTCGAAGGTGCCGATGACCGGCACCAAGCCCGGAACCGTGAAGGAGCTAAAGATATGATTTACAAGAAGAAAATGCCCATCACCGGGACCAACACGGCGATGAAGTCCAAGCCTCCGGTGAAATCCAGCCCCTTCACGTCGCGGGATGCGCAAAAACAGGTCAACCAGCCCCCGCAGCCCTTCGCCAATCCTCAAGGTGCTATGCAGACATCGACCTCCAGCGGCCCTCCGGGCGGCGTGTCGACAATGGAACCAAAGATCGCCTCGGGCTTGAGGCACACAAATCCAGGCGCCAAGGCTCTGCCATCCGGAGGTGCTGTGGGCTACAAGAAGCTGCCCAACCAATCCAAACAAATCGGCGGTCGGCTCGGCGTGAAACCAACTCCGCGCAAGGCCGGCAACAACACCAGCGGCCAGCCCAACAACCGAAATGCGAGGTTCTATGGCGAATAAACGCACTCAGAAAGCGGTTCCAGCGGCCGAACATGGAGCAGTTCCGGGTGACGGCTCAGGATCTCGACCTTACATGCAGATGCCCACCAAGGGCGGACGCAACGCCACCACCAACGAATCCCGCAGGGGGGCCGGAGGCATGGCCCCCAAACCCTCGGGGGGCGCGGCATTGCCCGGGAACGATCGCCCGTCGATGCCCGTCCAAGCCGGCCTAGCCCGGGTCAAGCCCTTCGGAGGGGCCCCCTCTGCGGGCAGCCATTTGCCTGTGCAGAACAACGCCATGCGCAATCAATCTGGTGGGGCCGTCGGGCAGCAGGAACAGGTTGCGCCCGGTCCCGGTACGAGCTTCAGTCCCATGACCCGCACTTCACCTGTGAAGAATCCGGTCGCCACCAACAAATCGGCCACGCGCAAGACCAAAGGCGCGGCCTTCTATGGGGAGTTCTGATGGCTAACATCTATCGCGTGCTCTACTCAACCAAGAACGGCCCGCAACACGCGCAAGCGGTTCTCGTCAGCGCAACGACCGTTGCCAATGCCGCGGCCGCAGTCATGGCGGCTGACGGCAAGTTCACCGACATCACCAGCATCACGCAAGTTCCGGTTCCGGGCGGCAACATCATCGTTGGCAGCTGACCCGTTCGACTGCGCTCAGGGTCATGGAAGTCACATTTCCCCACCCGGGGATGAGTTCCTGGAAGAACCCGCACGGCATCCGCATTCTGCGTCTTCACTACTCAGCCGATCCCGAGAAAACACCAGAATGGGCCGCCAAGCAAAAAGCGGAGATGACCAATCCCGCCGACTACGAGCAGGAATACGAGATCAACTTCTCGGCCAAACTCGGCACGCTGATCTATCAGCTTCACGATGAAGCCACGCTTGAACACTCATTCCCCATCCCGGAAACCTGGACCCGGTACTTCGCGCTCGATCCCCATCCAGTTGTGCCTCACGCTGCCCTGTGGATCGCCGTTGATAAGTGGGGCGACGCCTGGACCTATCGGGAACTATGGCCTAGCAAGATTTACGGACAAAGAGGCTCTATACCGGAGGATGACAACCGATTCTCGATCAAGCAGTTCGTCGAAACAATCCGATGGCTCGAATCGAGAGAGAACCCGGAAAACGAAGGCCGCGACGAAGATATATACAAGCGAGTGATTGATTATGCAGCGCGGGCCATGGGCCAGGGATTCTTCGACGACAAGCCCGAGTACAACTTTCAGGAGCGCTTCGAAGAGTTAGGCCGCTGGCACTTCGACGATTCGATCAAGGATCACCAGGCCGGTTACGAGGCTGTGAACGAATGGCTGAAGCCACGCGATGTCGAACAGCCTGACGGCAGTTTCAAACCCAAATCGAGAGAGCACATCTTCCAAGATAAGTGCCCTGAGTATGTCTACGAACTCAAGACTAATCGCTTTCAGCAACTCACGCCCTTGATGTCAGAGCGCTCAGACCCCACGGGAAAGCCTATGGCCAAACGGAATCACCTAACCGACTGCCGCAGATATCTAGCCATGGCCGGGCTTGAATACATTCCCCATCGCAGATTGCAAAGCACCTGGAAACCAATCGCCAAAGGAGTGAACTACTAAATGGACCACAAAGAGCCAGCACATAAGAACGAACCCGTCGCGGAGAAACCCAAGCCGCGCCACGTGAAGGAACTGACCTGCGTTCCGCATAACCACACGATCACGGTTGACGCCGAGACTCACCCTCACGACAACTATCAGCTTCGCTGCCCGATCACCAAGGAATTCGAGCGCTTCGAGGAAGTGGCCAAGCACGAGCACGCCGCGCCTAAGATCGAGCAGGAAGAAGAACCCGGCAAGTCACGCCCCGAACCAAAGCACGAGCCAGTGCATCACGCTCCGTCGCATCATCCTTCGCATCCCGAGCACCACAAGAAATAACTCATGGCCTCCAGTACCGGCGGTATCCCTGGCGCAAGCCAGTCCGCCCCAGGCGGACCGCCTACAAATCCCTCCGCACAAGGCGGACCGGAAGCGGGCAGGAAGCGCAAATCCAAGCGCACGCCCGAGAACGTTGCGGATATTCTCGACCGCCGCAACGAAAGCCGTCGTTACGCTCAGGTGAACTTTTGGGATGCCTGGGAGGACGTCTATCGGGCCTCGAAATGCCGCACCAAGCCCATCATGGTGACGGATAAGAACGGCGCTCAGGTCGAGGACAAGACCAGAACCAACGTGGCGATGCCGGAATTGAGTCTGATTATCCGGCGCAAGACGGCGAGGCTTACGGCGAATCCTCCGCAGATCAATTACACGGTCCCGGCGGGAGGCGATACCGACTTAGGCGAAAAGCTTACGGCCTGGGCCTATCAGCAATTCGACAGGTCTGGTGAATCCCGCGAACACCGCAAGACGGTGCAATCCTCGCAGACCTTCGGCTGGGCGGTCTCCAAGCTCTATTGGGACACGGTAGAGGTCGAGAGGAAGCTGTTTCGTTCCTTCGACAAAGACAGCCCGCAATCCGCTACTCGTTCCGATTTGCGGCAGCTTGATCCCAATACTCCTGACGGCGATGAAGCACTGACCGACGACGAACGCACCAGCGCCATCGCTCAATACGGAAACACAACTCAGGTTCCGCAGAAGACCAAGCAGTTCGAAGGCCCGGTTTGCAAGAACGTCTTCATTGGCGATTTCTTCATGGAGCCCGGCGCCGCTTACCTCGACGTTTCCGGCTGGTGCGTCGAGAACTACTTCGAGTCCGATGTATGGCTCAAGAAGTACGCCCAGAAGACCTACATCGACCCCGACACGCAGCAGGAAGTTCCGCTGTTCGATCCCAAGGCGATTCAGGAACTCGCCGACATGCCTTCCTGGCAGCCGCAGTTTCAACAGCAGCCCTTCGATTTGCGCGCCCGATTGCGCACGAACGCTCTGGGCCAAACTCAACCGCTGTGGCCGACCAAGCTGCTGAAAGGCAAGCGCTACGATATTCTCGAATGCCACACCAAGGACAAGGACGGGCAATTCTGGATCGAGTGGGTGGGCAATGAAAAAGTCTATCTCGGCAAAATGCCATATCCCTGGGACCTCTACGGAAAGTACTGCTACACGGAAATGGTGCCGATGTTTGATCTTCTATCCGCTTACGGAGACTCATCTCCACTGCTGTTTCGGCATCTCTGGCTCCTCCACAACGCTATTGTTGGTTCACGGCGCGATCTGGTGGCGAACATCCTACGGCCCTTGATGAAGGCCATGCCGAATCTGGACATTGCCGACGAACAGGTCGACCGCGCGCTTTTCCGCATCATCACCATGCACGATCCCAATGGGTTGCAACCTTTGATCGAGGACATGTCCGGTATCGCGGGAGCTATTCAAGCTGCCGGCGAAGAGGAAGCGCAGAACATGCGCATGATGGCTCTGGCCGAGCCGAACCTTACCAATGTCGAGACGGGCACTGACTCGAATCCCCAAGCGGGAAAGACAGCAACGACTGCGGTACTCGCTGCAAAAAGCGCCGACGCCCTCACGCAATTCGAACTCGATTCGCTCAACTGGTACTTCAAGGATACCGGCGAAAAGAAGCTGGCCATGCTCCAGCAGGTCGAGCCCGAACAAGGCGAAGACGGTAATTATCAGCCTTACGAGATCAGTGGCAAATATACCGGACAAGTTGAAGGACTGACCGAGCGTTACGGAAAAGCCAGTGTCGCCAAGCTAGATTTCATGGAGTTGCAGCAAGAGATTCAGGTCGAACCAGCGGCCATGTCCATGCTGTCGATCGACGACGATATCAGACAGGCAGGCGCATTGAAGCTCGTGGAGATGGCTGGCCAGATGCCGGGAATCGTAGACCCGCACTATGCCGCGCATTTCTACGCCACGACCATCAGAGGCATCGATCCCGATAAAGCCGTGCCGCCCCCGAAGCCTCAACCACCGCCGCCACCGAAGATCACCATGACGGTTGCCGCGAAGGTCGACGCGCCCGCAGACGTACAGGCGGCTTTGTGGCAATCGGTCACAGGCCAACCGCTTTCACCGCAGGATCAGCAAGAGATCGCGCACGACACGACTTTGCGCGGAGTTGTAAAGCTCTCTCAGGCCGGAGATGCCGCGGACAACCTCATGTCCACCAAGTCGGTGGACGACGAACCAAGCACGCCGATGTCGAAGGGTGTCGGCAACTCTAATCCCTCTAGCAAGAAATGACGCTTAGGCTCACCGAAGCCCAGCAACTTCACGAAGCCCTGAACGACGCGCTGCTTCGTCCCGCCCTGATTGCGTTCTTCGAGGAACAGCAGGCGGTCGCAATGTCCATGCTCGTTCGCGCCGTGCGCCAGCCGTCCCGCGACACCATGAGAGAGGCGCGCTTTGCCGGCCAAGTCGAAGCCTACGAGAACGCCCTTGCGGATTTGGAACACTTCGCCAAAGAGCAACTGAAGACGGCGAGTTCGCCTAGCTACGGCTAAATGCGGCGAATCCGCCGTGGCGGACCAATAAGTTTCTCCGAGACCCACTCGGATGCAGCCGGACCCACCGGCAAAGGAGAAGTAAATGCCTAGCGATATAACCGACGCTCCCACACAGGACGCGATAGCCGAATCGCTTCTTGGACCCGAAGAACAGCCTGTTGAGCAACCCGTAGCCGAGCAACAGCCTGAGACTCCGGTTGAGGAGCAACCCGTTGAACAAGAGCAGCCACAAGAGCAGCCGGAAGCGGTCGAGAACTGGCTCCCTAGCGAGCAGGACAAGACGTTCTCCGAGGAAGCTCTGTCGCGCTACGCCCAGCGGTACGGCTTCGATGAGCAAAGCCTGACTAACCCACAGTTGCGGCAGCTTATCGTAGACAAGATCAACTCTGACATCTTCATTCATCAGCAGCAGCAACTAGAAGCGGAACAATTCGTCGAGCCCGAGCCCCAGCCGGAACCCACCCGGACACAGCCCGAGCTAACGAGAGAGCAGTATTTCCAGCAACTCGATCAACTGGTTTCACAGCGGACAGACCCCAATGTGGCCAAGGATTTCTATACCGGCTTCATGAAGGTCTTCGGCGTTCCCGATCAGGAAATCGCCAAGAACGCCGCACAGGCTGTGCCGTTCACGCAGTTGATGACCAAATACGCTCTCAACATGGTCAATTCGTTCCTGCCCGATTTCCTGCAGGCGCAACTGGCCACCCAGATCAGCCAAGCTTTTCCCGGCTTCGGTGAGATGTACGAACGAAGTTCCTACGCGATGGCCTGGGACCGCGTTCGCAATTCGAATCCCGTCTATGCGGACCTTCCCGCCTATGGCTCCAAGCAATTCAGCCAGCAGCTCAGGGAAGCGGCCGCCAAGATACCGGGGTTCGATGAGATGCAGTTCACCGACGGGCAAGGAAGACCTTTATCGCCCATGGAAAACTCCACGCGCAAGTACGGAATGCTGGCGCAGGCGATCAAGGGGCAGATCACTCCCGAACTGTTAAATCAAGCTGTTGCTGCAAAGACGAAAAGTATACGGAGAGCCGAAGTCCGGCGATCCGCAGGCCAACTCGGCTCCGGGCAATCCACAAGAGCGTCAGGCGGTTCAGGCTCGGGAAGGTTCCAATCGAACTCCGATCTGTTCGACGAGGAGACGATGGAACGCTATCAGAACGAGCACGGACGGCTCTGATTCTCATTTTAGGAGCCTATGACACTTCAAGTCTCACGCAGTTTCGATCAGATGGTCACGGACACGACCAACGTCCGCGACGTGTCCGAGCAGATGGTCTTGCTCGAACCCGATGCGGCTCCGCTGTTCGTTCTGACCAATGCGGCCAAGCGAAAGCAGCCGACGATTGGGCCCCGCTTCGAATGGGTGGAAGACACCGAAGTCAGTCTTTGGGGACAGTCCTCGGCAGCGGCCGATTGGTCAAGCGTGGCCACGTCAATTCTCGTGGTGGACGGAACTCTATTCGGGGTCGGCGATATCGTTGCCGTGCCCAAGATTCAGAGTTCCAACGCGGCCCCGGAAGTCTTTCTCGTGACCGCCATCTCCACCAACACCCTAACCATCACCCGCGCTATCGGAGGCTCCGGCGCCGACACCATCGGCATGACCGCCTCACTACGTATTCTCGCCAGCGCGTTCAAGGAAGACGACAACATCGGCCAACAGCGCTACACCTCGAAGACCGCCCAGATCAGCTATGCGCAGATCTTCAAGACGCCGGTCAAGGTGACACACACCGCGGCCTCAACCAAGCAGTACGGCGCTCCGCAAGGTGAACGAAAGTTTCAACTTGTGAAGGCGCTCATCCGTCACCGCTCGGAAATCGAAGCGGCCGGCCTGTGGTCCCGCGCTTCGGAGTCTCTGGCTCTGCCCTCTTCGCGCTGGACGACAATGGGCTGGCTGCCTCGCATCGCCACCAACAAAACCGATGCGGCCACAACCGCGACGATCACCACTTGGAACACATTCAGCGAGACTGCCTTCCGCTACGGCGAAAAGCAGAAACTACTGCTCTGCGCTCCCAAGGTGATCTCGGCGCTCAACTTCTATTCGCAAAACAAGCTATTGACGCGAGTGGGAGATACCGTGTTCGGGGTCAAGATCGCCCGCTTCGAGATGGCTCTGGGGGAATTCCTGCTGGCCAACGATTACCGCTTGGGGACCGGCGATATCGGCTATCCCGGCGGCAATACCTACAACTTCGCCACGCACGCCTACTCGATCGATCTGCCTTCAGTGGCGATTCGCTACCTGAACGGCGGGGGCGACAACCTCATCGGAGACACCAAGCTGTTCGAGAACGTGCTGCCTGACGGCTCGACAACTAGGACCGACGAGTACCGCAGTCAATTAGGATGGGAGCATCGCCACGAGAAGAAGCACGCGTGGCTATTCGATTTGAGCGCCTATCAGTAGAACCAATCGGGGGCTTCTTAACCGGAGGCCCCCTTTCTCGAAGGAGCAATATGCCCACAATCAAGAGAACCTGGACCTGTACGGAATGCGGCAAGGAGTTTGGCGTTGGTGAATGGACCTGCGCCGATGGAACCAGCAATCACAAGGTCGAACTCAAGACTTATCGCTCGCTCGACGTTCCCACGGCTGAAGGAACGACACCTCCGGGTATTCTGCCTCCGGTAATCCGCAGCCGAACGATGGTCTGTAATGTCCCGCCCCCGCATAAGATCATGGATGGCGGCGACGCCAAGATGGTGGGCGAAGGCTCGGTTGAATTCATCAACGGCGTCTTTCTGACCACCGACCCCGAGCAGCAATACTGGCTCGACAAAAAGCCCGGCTATCAGGCCACCAAGGAACAGTACGACTCTGTGTGGCTCTCGGCCGAAGCGCGCAACGCCAACAAGGAAATCGAACTCAAGGCCCGCGAAGAGCGCCTCGAAAACGACCGCAACGACTTGCTGGGTCAGACCCAAGCCAAGGTCAAACGAGAAACCGCAAGGCCCTAAATGGCTCTTTGCTCCAACTGCGGCTCGGAGGGAACGCGCGTCCGCTCCCGCTGGAATGCCGAAGGCGTGCAACTGCCCGATCAGTGTCCGATCTGTGACCCCGGCAGCTTCGAGAAGTTCACCGCCCCATCCGACAAGAAGATTTGGATGGGCTTCGAGGCCAATCCCAACGAATACGAGAAGCGCTACGACGCGAACGGCGTCTATTACGTGCGCAAGCCTGAGTACGTCGCCGAGCAGGAACAGCGGCTCATGCAAGCGACCGAAGAGGAACTGGAAAAGCAGCAAAGGGCGGTAGCCCAGAAACGCGCCACACGCAGAACGACGCCGATGGATTCAGCGGAACAAGCCGCAGCTTTGCGAAAAGCCGAACAGATCGCCGACTGGATACTGGCATCGGCGGCACGGGGAAGAGATGTCAACTAAACGCTGCGGCGACCCTCGAACTTCGGCTCATCCCATACGTCGATGTAATAGCGGATTCCGCCGTAGACCATGACGAGGAACGGATCGGGATTGGCTTGCAGAAAATCAACCTCAAAGGTGGCGTGCGGCAATTCCTCTTTCAGTTCTATGGCCCGAGACAGCGCAAATTCTGGAATTGGACTCGCGTATTTCTCGATACGGCTGCTAACCCACTGGTGACCCCACGGACAGTTGGCAAATTTGTATTTCGCAACCTTGGTGGCATCCAGAGGATCAAAGCCTAGTTTGGCAAACGCCTGCGCTGCTTCCCACGCACATCTTTCATCGGATTCTTTCTTGTCGATCACGTCAGAAAAATGCTTATAGCCAAGAACTTTCGCAGCGCGAGAGGCAAGCGAGCGACGCTCCCTGCTAATCGACTCTTGGGGTTCGACAGCGACAAGTTGCGTTCTAACTAAAGTGTCCTTTGCGACTGGCTCTTTTGGCGGGGGCGCGTTCTGGAGTTGCTGAATCATCTGTGTGTAGGGATTAACCGCAGCTTGAGCTTGACCGATCAACCCTTGAAACTGCGCAGCCCCGAGCATTCCACTCATGGCGTTCTCCTTTGTGCGGAGTGTAACACGTAATGCCGAATAGCTGGGACAAGCTAGCCAAGAAACTGCTTCTCAATCCTCATGGCCGCGAGGCTTTGAAGCAATTCGGGATCGAAGTCGAGATTGCCGACCCGAAGAAACAGGAGAATAAGCCCATTGTCGTGGTTCTCTGTCCCACCTACCGATCTCCCGAACCTCAAATGCAAGATGCCCTGGGTGTGATGGTTCGCTACACGCGCGAGAAGGATTTCGCCACGGTCTACAGCGGCCCTCCCTGTGCCGCTTCTGTAGTCCACTGGTCGCGCAACTGGATGCTGGCCGAGCATCTCAAATCCGGCAAGCCTTGGACTCACGCTCTTTTCATTGACGACGATATCGTGGTGGAACCCGATGCGCTCGAAAGGCTTCTATCTCACAATAAGCACATCGTCGCGGGGCTTTGCACCAGGAGACAAGACCCTCCGGTCCCCAATATTCGCCTCTTCGACGAAGAGACCGGCAAGTACCGGCAAATCTGGGAGTGGCCCGAGAATCAGCTGATCGGCGACAACAAACGGATAGGCGCCGGCACCGGCTTGATGCTCGTTTCGCAATGGGCGCTCGAGCAGATAGCCCAGGTCTACTTTGACTGCCTTTGGGAGCAGGAGACTTACGGACTCTCGGGCGACAAGCTCGAAACTATGAAAAAGCAACGCCTTGCAACCTTCGATAGCGACAGGCTCTGCTACTGGTTCCGTTTCCTGCAAGCCCCCAAGAACTCCGTGGAGATGGGCGAAGACGTGAGTTTCTGCCACTTGGCCACGAGGTATTGCGATATCTCGGTGTACGTCGATACCAGCGTCCAGCCCGGCCATCTTGGGTCGTATCCGTTCGGAATCCGCGACTTCCTGCCCTACAGAGCCGCCTGCGTTGAAAACTCCAAAGGCGGAGGCACGAAGATCGAAGGCGACCCGGCGCAATCGTTCCACATGACTTACGAGACCGCCCGAGCATAATCCATGACCCCTCAATGCCAGGAGTGGATTGCCTTCTGCGTCAAGAAATATCCCTGCAAGGGAGACGTGCTGGAAGTGGGCAGCTTCGACGTGAACGGCAACCCGCGAGATCACTTCAAGGACCGCGAAAGATTCCAGACCTATACCGGCATCGACATGCGGGAAGGGCCTTGCGTGGACCAGGTGATGAATACGCAGGCGATGGAGTTTCCCGACAACGCTTTCGATGTGATCGTGGACGCCGAGCGCATGGAGCACGACTCGCGCTTCTGGCTGACCATCAAGGAACTGTTCCGCGTCTGCCGGCCCGGGGGACACCTGATCGTAACGACCCGAAGCTGGGGAGCATTTCCGCCTCACGACTACCCCTCCGATTACTGGCGCTTCATGGACAACGGGCTCAGGGACCTCTTGGAATACGGCGGCTTCGAATGTCTCGCCACGGCTTACGGCGAGCGCTGGCAAGCGGGAGACAGGGCCGTGTTTGCCATTGGAAGAAAGCCGATTACAAACGGCAAGAGCAAGGACTTCTCCATCGTGATTTTGTCCAGGAATGCAGCGAACCTCGTTCCGTGCGTGCAGGCCATTCAGAAGAACGAGCCTGATTTCCCGATGGAGCGGATTGTCGTCGTGGATGACGGTGCCAGAAAAGAAGCCGAGCGGCACTTGCCTGAAGAAATCACCTGGGTCAGTGGTTCAAAGCCTTTTGTGTTCGCGCGCAACGCAAACATCGGAATAGCCAAAGCCAATTCGGACGTGATCCTGCTCAACGACGATGCGCTGCTTCTGAACAAGAATGGCTTGACCAAACTTTCGAAGTGCGGCCCTGGAATCGTTTCCGCTGCGATTCATGGTCTCGTGGGCAACCGTAATCAAGCACCTCAATGCGTCGGCGTCCGCCCTGAGTACAAAATGCTCTGCTTTATCTGTGTCTTCATTCCAAAGTCAGTGCAAGAAAAACTTGGCCCTCTAGACGAGCGGTTTACCGGCTACGGATTCGACGATGACGATTACTCAAAGCGAGCCGTGGAGGCCGGGATTCCGCTTTCGGTCTTCGATGGCTGCCTTGTCGATCACTCCGGAACGCCAACCTTTAGAAGTCGTGATGGCTGGGTCGATCTGATGCGCCAGAACGAAAGTCTCTTCAAGGAGAAATACCCATCGTCCGCACAGAGATCATCGAGTTAGCCCACAAGCTGTCCGAGCGCAAGGGCGAGAAGGTTCTGGACATGCCCGGAATCTATCGCATCGTGTTGCAGGATATCTGCAAGCGGCAGCGGTTCTGGTGGAGGCGCGTGCAATTCACTTTTCCACTGGTTATCAACCAGCCGACCTACGATCTCAGCGTCATCATGCCGGCGGCGAATCCGAATCTAGCCGAAGTGGCTCTCGATGAAGTGACCAAGTTCAGCCTAGTGCTGACTCCGAATCCGCTTCAGATGGCGACCATGACGGCGATCTTCGATCCCGAAGCCATCGTGGAAATGATTCTGAACACTAGTCCGACGTCGCCGAGTTCCGGCAATCCCAATGCACCGGGAGGACGATACACCATCGGCGCAGATAACGACTACCACACGCTCAGAATCGATCCGCCCGACATGGCCTACACCGCTTTCATGGTGGGCTGGGGGATGCCCAATCCTGCGACCGACTCAGCCAACGACAAAGTTCCCCTGATTCCACCGTGGGGCCACAACACCATCGTGGACGGAATCTGCCGGGAGATATTCGCCTTCGCCTACGGGGAAGATCACCCGCGAACCCTGTACCGCGAGAAGAAATACGAGCTTGGCCTGCAAGACCTGATGATGCGCAAGCAGTTCGACCCCAACTACCGAAGCCAGCTTTCACTCAGCGAGTCCGCAATTCAGTCCACATAAATGCCCAAGGTCAATCCGTTTGAACAGATCGACGCTGGCGGCGTCGATTCGAGATCAAATCCGCTCGGCCTGCCCAAGAACCGCGCGCTTCGCTGCCTTAATTGGGTTCCGCGAAACGCCGGTTTCTGGGAGCAGCGCTGGGGCTATTCGACCGTGACCATGAACGTCGTGAGTAATTCCCCGATCCACAGCATATTTCCGTACAGGACCTGGGACGGCCACAAGTACGTTCTCTTCATGTCCAACGACAAAACCCTCAAGGCCCTGGATACGTTCATCGGAGCGGTCACGACGCCAACGGTGAAAGGGACTGCGATCGCATCTTCAGCCAAAGGCTCGGGCTACTTCGCGGCCAATCGCTTCCACTACGGCAACGGAACCGATCAGAAATACTTCGATGGAACCAACTGGCGGGACAACGGGCTGCCGGCGCTGACGGCGGCACAGGTTCTGAACGTGACGATTGGCGAGGGTACGCGCGAAATTCTTCCAGCCGAGGCTTCCGCGGTTACGCTGACCCCCGCTGGGGGTGGGTCTTTCGTAGGAGACACCATCGGCCGGCTAATTTATGTAGCGATCTTCGATCCGAACACCCTGCTCCAGCAGGATGTCGGTCCAGCGACGATATCGGTAGGTCCCGGGCGCGTGAAGGTCGGCGCGAGCCAAAAACTTACCGTTACCGTGCTGCCTAACCTTTCCAGCTGGAATCCGAACTGGATAAAACTGATTGCGGGAACCTTAGACGGCGGCGCAGGCGCTTATTTCTTTACCAATACTTCGACCAACCTGAACAGTTGCAGCCGGTCAGTAAGGACGCTCACCGTTTCCGCGACTGGCCACGGTCTTTCCACCGGGGATGTGGTCATCCTCGCCGGAACCGTCAATTTCGACGCCGTTTATCAAGTGACCGTGGTCGATGCCAACACCTTCACGGTGACCGTGAGCATTGTCAACACGAACGCCAATACCGGAGCGGTCGGCACGGTGAAAAGAATTGTCAGCGCTGGGAATGCGGTCACTTCCGTGGATGTTCTAGCCCAAACTCAAGACACCAGCTACCAGGTCAATCAGAATCGCGGACTCGCGGCTTCGACAATCGGAGGCCCCAACGCTGGCTATCAGCTCTATGCCTCGATCTATAACCCGAACGGCGGGGGACATGTCGGCAACCGGATTGCCATCGGTCCGAGATTCGCGGAAACCGCCTATCGGTGCAACGTCTACATTTATTTTTTACCTCTTCTTTCCGACCCCGAGCAAACAATCTTAATAGGTCGCACGGTTGATGGCGGCTCAACGCCTTATGTGGCTACCGATACGAGCGGTAATTGGGCTGTGGTACAGAACGGCCAAGGAGCCATTCTTCTAAGCCAAGGAAATACCGACGGCAATCACGAAATGCCCACACGCAACGGAATCATCCCTCCGCAGTGCAATATGTACGCTGTCGCGGGAGATTTCGTCTATGCGGCAGATCCGAATTCCCCTTATTTGAGACGCTCGGGCGATATGTCCACCAACACCGAAAGAGGAAATACCTTCACTGGCAGAGCCGAGCAATCCTGGGCGCCCAACGACATCGACACGTTCCCAACTGGAGAGGCCACTACGGGCATCTTCGAAGTCGATCAAGAAATTCTCCAGGGCACGCTGCACGATACCGCCATATCGGTGAACCTGGCGGGGATTCAGCAGTGGGTGGGGCCTTGGGCCATCGGTATCGCGGGAATGAGAGCGGGGACCAAATGCGGCTCATGGGGATTTTACTGGCTTACCGCCGACAAGCAACTGGCCACGCTGTCTCAAGGCGTTCCGGTTGTGGTCTCCGAAGAATACGAAGCCGCTGAACTCTCCCAGATCGGGACTGCGTTTATTTCGACCGTCGAGCTTGTCTATGTGCGCGATGCCTCAAAGCAAAAAGACGAGCTGCGCATCGAGGCGCAGAAAACAGACGGAACACCCTACACCATCATTCACGACTTTAAGCTGCGCGAGATATTCACCCCTCCCGGCTCGGTCTACGGCCAAGGCTATGGGTCTCAGTTCCTCGGACCGCTTGGAACCGCCTTCACTTCCGCGATGGTCCGGGACACGAACGGCCTTCAGGTCTATGCGGGTTCTAGTACCGGCCAGCTTTACAAGGTCAACTCGGGAGCCAATGACGCCGGAACGGAATTCAACTCCGATCTGATCCTTCTGGTCAATGGAGGACCGGAGCGCCCCAACGTCCCCTTTGTCGATTTCTTTGGCGACGGCAATATCAAGATGACGGTGGGCCGCAACCTGAGCACTTCTCTTGCGCCTGGCGCCGAATGGGGCTTCGACCCGCCGAATAGTGATGCCAACGTGGCTCAGGCAGTCCAGGGGGCCGAGCAGGACTTCGAATTCCGGGTGTGCCTGGATCCGCCGGAAGTACAGAGGCTTTACGTCCGCTTCCAGCTTCAGAGCCATTCCGCCGACGGGACTCTGGCGCTAAACAATCCTCCTCACGTGCCTCTCGAAAGCTACGGAAGGCTTTACGAACTGATCCCCGCGATGGGCGAACCGCGCGACAGATAAAGCCGTAAAGCCAATGAAAGTAATCTTGAGGGGCTACGGAATTGGGATGACCACGCAAGAGCGGCAGAACGCCCGGGCGCAGGCTGCCGACATGACACGGGTTCGGGGAACATCTCAACGTCCGCAACCGCCGCGCGATGTGGTCTGCCAGCCGGCGCCCCGTGGAATCCTGGTCACCTGGAACTTCCCCTTAATCAATTCCGACATCCAGAAATGGCGTGTTTATAAAGGCGACGAGAACACGCTGTTCGCGGATATCGGCGATCGCGGTACCCGGCAATGCTTTGTGGATTCGACTGCCGGCACCACGCCACCCCCGGTCAACATCTTCGTTTCTTCCATGAATGCCGGCGGCGTGGAATCGGTGAAGGCGCATGGGCTGGGACAGGCCATAGCGGAAGCCTCTTCCCCGGCCATGCCCAACGTCCCGCCGCAATACACCACGATCGCCTCGGGTGGCGGGGACACAACTTCTGGATTCGTCGGAATCTCCGGCCGCCCTTCTGGCGGCGGATCGCTCAATGGCCGTAATTCAAATTAAACCTCTCGATTTCCTGGGCCAGCAGGGCGCGCTCCTCGAACCGGCGGACCCCAAGCTCCACGATGCTGCCGTCGAGTTCTGCGCACGCAATCTCCGCGACCAGGTAAACCTCTCGAAATTCGCAAAGGTCTGGGTGGGGCTAAAAGATGAATACGTTTTTGGTATCGCTGGATACGTACTACGCCCGGATATTCCGTTATTCCGGGCAACCGACGCGGACGTACTTCGAGCGCTTGGGTATCGACTCAACTCCTTCTTCTCCGACAACGGCTGTCGAGGCACACAAGTCTTTATCCACATCGGCAACGAATCCCCCGACCAGCGCTGCCCCGAGTGGAGACAAGTCTTGAAAGAGTTCGGGGCGCAATCGGGACGAAGAGTTTTGGTGGAGGTGCGATAGTGGGGGGAGGACCATCCGCGCAGCAGAACGCCGCGGCGCAATCACAGGCGAATTTAACCAATCAGCTCGCCCCGATGTTCGGGCAGCAGTTCGGTTTCCAGCAGCAACAGCAGCAATCCGCCAATCCTTTCTACAAGAACCTTATGCAGAACGGCTCGCCGTTCTACCAGAACCAGATGCAGAACGGCAACCCTCTTTACGCGCAGGTCGCGCAGCAGGGAATGCCGAATTACAACAACATGGTGGATGCGGCCTCGGGCAATACCGCGCAGGCTTTTGCTCCAGCCAAGGCGGGCCTCGAGCAGCAACTCGGCCAAAGTGCGAATGCGTTGCCTTCCGGTTTCGCGCAGCAAGCCAGAACCGATTTGGCTTCGCAGCAAGGACGAGCTTTCGATCAGCAGTTGCAGGGCGCGCAGCAACAGAACTTCCAGGCCAAGATGGGCGCGACAGGCGCGCAGTTGGGGGCGCAACAAGCCGGCGCCGCTGGTCAGTACGGATTGCAGCAAGCCGGAGCGGGCGGATTGTTGGGGCAAGCGCAGATTGCTAACCCGCTCGGCTATGCTGGCGCGGCGCAGCAGGGCAACAACTCGATCATGCAAGCCCCGCTGGCATCTCCAGGACTCGCAGGCTTGCTGGGCGGAATTGGCGGGGGACTGGCTTCCGCTCTGCCGTTCTAGGAGACGAATATGGGAGCACTGGCCCCAAACGCGATGAAGGTAAACGGGACGAACGGCCTCAGTGCCGGTGACGCTCAGAATATGGGCTGGAACCAAGGCGACATCCAGCGCGCCGGCACAACTCCGAACATGTGGCAGAACCTTGTGAAAGGCGGCGCGACAGGATTAGGCCAGGGATTGCAAACCATCGGTCAGCAACAAAACCGGATACAAGGACCAAGGAACCCGTTCTATGGGTAGTCTTCTCGGCAGCATGACAAATCCCGGCGTCCAGTCGCCCGGCGGCGGTTCGCAATTCTTCGATCCGTCGCAGGTCCAGTCTGGAGCCATGGCCAAAGCCCTCACTCCGCAGCCGGGGAGTCTCCAGCCGCAGGGGACCAACAATCCCCAAGGCGCGCCTCCTCCGATGCCGCAAGCGGTACACCCATCGTTTCTGCAAGCGACCCAGATGGGCGAATCGACTCCTGGAGCGGTAAATGCCATGTCTCCAGGCCTATCGAAGGCCGGAAAACTGGTCACGCTTCTGACCGGCGGCCTCAAGGGAGCCATGGCGGGAGAGGCGGCAAGCGCACAAGCCGTGCAACAGAGCGGCGGTCGCCGCGGCGGAAACGTCGGCAGCGGATTCCAGGCCGGGTATCAGGAACCAATCCAAGAGGCCATGCGCGGCCAGCAGTTGAAACAGGCCGAGGCTCAGACTCAGTTAACGCAAGCACAAGGCCAAATGGTCCCCACGCCCTACGGCATGATGCCGGCGGCGCTCGCGCGGTTTATCCTGCCAGCTTCGATTAAAGAACAGGGAGCGGAAAAAGTTCAGGGCATGAAAGGCGGGACGGCGGAAGCGGTTCAGGGCGAGAAGGGCCAAACGGCATTGCAGGTCGCCGGAATCAATAAGCGCTTCATGACTGTTCCGAACGTGGGATTAATCGACACGGCGACTCGGCAAGTAGTTCCCGGAAGCGAGCAGGGCATCCCGGTGAGTCCCGAGATCGCAAATGATTATGGATTGCCCAAGGAATATATCGGCAAGCCGTTGCCTCTCAGCGTATTTTCCGGCCTGGAACGTGGTCAGGATTTCCAAAACAAGACCGTCGAGGGAGCCGGCGGTCCGGCAGTAGTGAATACCAGAACGAAGGAAGTTACACCGCTCAATCTTGGCAATCCCAGCCAGGGACGCCCGACGCAGGTTGCCGACCCGGATAACCCGGGAAACACGAAGTTCGTAACCGGCGGACAGGCCATCCAGAGCGGCGCGGCCGGCCCGCAATCGGCCGCGGTCCAGGTTCCGCGAGCCGCCGAGAAAGCCGCGATTCCGACCAAGATTGGCGATCAGAAGGTCGCATTCAATACGGCCATGGCCCATGCGGACCTGTTAAAGCAGGCCATGACCGCCCTAAACAACGGCGACGTGCGCACCTTGAACTCTCTGAAGAATCGCTTCAAGACGGAGTTCGGCTCTCCCGACGTGACCAACGCTCAGGCGATAACCAACGCCTATTCCCGTGAAATCACCAAGATGCTGTCAGCCGGGCACATGACCGATGCGGAGATCGGCTCATCCGGCGCCACGATGCCCACCAACGCCAGCCCGCAGCAAATGCTGGGAGTGCTCGACGCTTACAAGAATCTGGCCGCCTCCAAGATGAAGAATTTGCAGGGCCAGGTCGATACAGCGGTGAGCGCATCGCAACCGAAGAAGGAGGGGCAGCAGCCTAGCGGTCCGATTCCGCAGGGCGCGACACACATCTGGACGCCGCAAGGATTGCAGCCAACCCGATGAGCACGCAGCCGCTTCCAATTCAGGGCCAGCAACCGGCATCTCCCAAATGGCTCGTCCAAGCCCCGGATAGCAAGGTCATTCAGTTTCCCGACGAGTTCACCGATGCTGACGTCACGCGCGAGATGTCGAAGATGTACCCCACTCCCACCACCGCCAACAATCCGGTTGAGAACGCGGCCCCAAAGCCTTACTACGGATTCGGCGCAAGCAATCTCGCCGGGCAGGCATGGCAGGGAGTCAAGGACGTTGCGGGCGGCGCGTATCAGATGGGCAAGGACGTTCTCTTTCCTCAAGGGAACACCGAAGGCCAGCGTCTCAGCTTCCTGGCTCACAAATACGTCACCGATCCGCTAAAGCAACAGCAGCAAGAGGCTCAAGCATCTCCGACGACGTCCGAAAGGCTAGGCCATACAGCGGCATCCTATCTGCCCTTCATTGGCCCGATGGCCGCGAACCTCGGACAGCAGGCCGGTAGCGGAGATGTAGGCGGGATGTTCGCGCGCGGCGCCGGACAAGTCGGAACTGCGATGGCGGGAAGTGCCGCACTCCAAGGCGCTGGGGATGCCGTCGGCGCTGGGCGAGCGGCCTTGGGCAAAGCATCGTACACGCCCGAGGGAGTGTTGAAACCGCTGCCAAAGGTTGTGAGCAAGGCCGGGGGAGCGGCAATCGGCTCGGCAGTCCATCCTGGAGCCGGCCTGTTAGGCTATGTCCTCGGCCCCGAAGCCTACAAAGCAATATTCCCGAATCCGATTGCCGACGATCTCGCGCAAGCCAAATTCATGAATCAGGGATACAGGCCCGCTGAGCCGTCCATACTCTCCCGCACGACACCGCCGCTTCTGGGCACCGGAGAAGATGCCGCGCCGTTACGCCCGACTGTCGGCACGCCGGAAGAGTGGGCCGCTTACGATCAGAGAATGGGAAACCTTAAAGCTGAAGCAAGCGATGCCGGAACCTATTCGGCGGCTCGCGGTAAGGCCGGGAAGAAATTGAACTACCAGCAGAGGATCGGGAAAACTTACTGAGCGCCCAGCAATACGCCGCAGCGAAGAAAGCTCCCGCCGAACGAATCACCAGGTAAGCGAACCATTTCGCGGCACCGCTGAAAAGAAATAGCAGGAAGAGAACCACGCACACCGATTTGATCCACAGAATCACGCACGGACTATAACACCGATGGGCCAAACACCTCCTAAATACTTTATGCCCCCGTCTCCCTACGGAGCCTCGCAGGGAACCAACGTCGTCAATCCCGCGCAGTCGGCGCCCACAACTCCGCAATCCGCCACTCTTAATGGCGGACTATTGCCGACGAACTTCGGGCAGTCCGCCAATCTGAATGGCGGACCGCAGAGTCCCGTCCCGCAGCCGCCGCAAGCCCCACAGCCCTTGCAAAGTCCAATGCAGCCAAACCCCCAGTCGCAACTTATGAGGACCAGGGGGTTCTTTGGCGGCCTGTTTGTCCTGGTTCTGCTGTTTACTCCTGGCGCTTTTGCCACAACATCGGTCACGGGACGCATTCAAAACTTAGGAACCGGCAATGTCACCAGCGCTGCCTTCGTTCGGTTCTGGCTGCGAGGCTGTGCAGGCAATCAGCCGCGGGTGAATGGGACCTCGATCATCGGCCCCACGGCCGGAGGCGTGTTTTTCTTCGATATCAGCGCGGACTCGAGCGGCAACATCTCCGGCACGCTCTATTCGACGCGCGACAGTACGGGCTTACTTGGCGGGGATATCGAATGCGGAGGCTCCAAGCTGGGAGTCTGGTATGGGATGCAGGCATTTGTGGGCGGCAAGGGAGGCCCGGAAGTTGCTGTTCATGCCAAGAACGGCGTTGTTCTGGACATCACTAGCGTCACGCCTATTACCACCAATCCCGTCAACCCGGCCCCGACCGGAGACTCGACTTACTGTCGCTTGGATGGCGGCAATGGGCCTTGCGGAACTGGCGCGCCCGCGGGTATCAGATTGACCCCGCAGAGTTATACCGGCGCCGGCGTCAACATCCCTTTTTCGAGAGCCTATCGCAATATCGCTTATGCCGGACAAGTGCAGGCCAGCGGAGGAATCGGACCGTACACATTCTCGATATCTTCGGGTTCATTGCCTGCCGGAGTATCGCTCGGGTCTTGCACCGCCGTTGCCAGCACTTGCCCTCTCACGGGCACTCCATCGGCGTCTTCGGTGTTTGGGGTCATCAACAGCTTTGTGATGCGGGTGGTCGATTCGGTCTCCAACGTGTTTACGATGCCTCTGACGATCACCGTCTATCAGACCAATACCGTTGTGGGCAGTCCCGCCTCGCAAAGCATCGCCCCCTTGGCAACCTTGCAGATGGCGGCCATGGCCAACGAAACAGACGGCGCTGCGCTCCCCGTAACCACGATGGCAGCTTGGGCCTCTACTGCAGGTGCCACGGTTGGAGCGAGTACGGGCCTCGTGACGGCTGGCGGGGGAGCTGCCACACCCTCGATCACAGCTGCCTTTGACGGCATCACCTCCGCGGGAGTGACCGTCACAGTGACGGGCGCATCGACGACCTTCGCTTGTTCTGGCGTGGTGACGGCAACTTTACAGACGGCCCTCAATACCGCTGCGGGTCTCGGCAAGACTCTGGAGATCACCGCAGGCAGTTGCACGACCGGCCCTCTGACCATTCCTGCAAATACCAGCCTGCTGATCGATACCGGAGTGACCATCTCGGACATCGCCGGTTACGGGATAACCGACAACATGCTGGAGATCAATACCGGACCCGTCACCATCTCGTGCACGGGAGCGGCTTCAACCTGCGTGTTCAAGATGCCGCTGTCTCAAGCACAAAGCATCGTGGACGGCAGTCAGTACCGGCATTGCCTGGCGATCGGCTATAACGCGCATGGCGCCGCGGCCTCAAATGTCACGATTTCCGGGATCTCCTGCAATCAGTCGGGCGGCGATGGAGTTCTGATCGACTCGGCAACCAACGTCACCATCCAAAACTCGCTGTTCGATTCCAATTACCGCAACGGCGGGAGCATTGTGGGGACTGTGAACCACATCAATATCACCGGGAACCACTTCACCAACTCGAACGGCACGCTGCCCAAAAGCGGGTTCGACATCGAGCCGAACCTGGCGACGAACTCGATCCAGGATGTGAACCTGACCAACAACTTCACCGACACCAATGGCGGCGACGGCCTGAACATCAGCCTGCAAAACCTCACCTCTGCGTCTGCGGCAGTGGCCATCACGGTTTCCGGGCACCACAGTGACGGGAATGGGCGCTACGGATATGTGGCCATCAACAACGATCCCACCAATCCCATGGGCACGGTTCTGATTCAAAACTCGTTTAGCTCGGGCGATGGAAGTTTCGGAGCCATCGGGCGTTTCTGGCAGGACGGGGGAGAGTTTCTGCACTTCGACAAGCTGACCGTCGCCAACTCTCACGCCCTCGGTCCCGATCCGGCTTACTCCTCGAGCGCGGCAGTGGGAGCGATTCGCGGCGGGGGCGTCACGGCGAACATGGGCAATATCTCGTTCACCGGGACGATCATTACAAGTTCCAACGGCATGATGGATCACTACTTCGATTTCGAGGACTACGCCCACATTGGAATCGCGCATGACACCTTCGATCTTGCGGGGACAAGAAGCGGAGCCACCGCGGCACCGCCCAATGGCTTGCTGAACGGCGTGGGAGTCTCACAACTGCCTTAAAGGAGCAAAATGAAAACAGCTCGCTATACCACAGTCAATGCAGCGAGTCCGCTGTGGCGGACATTCCTATTTGCGATTCTGGCGGCTGTACCCGCCTTCGCCCAGCACTCGGTGACAGTGCCATATCAAGGTAACTCAACCACGACTACCGCGACGGCCCCTGGAAGCGTGACCATCACTATTCCCGCAGGATGCACGTTCGCTAATTTGACCGTGACGTGCCCGACGATTCCTCCGACCCCGCCGACTCCGCCTCCCGGCCCCGCCCGCACCAAGTTCGCTCCCACTGGCGGGAACGATCAGCCTGCGCTCTATGGCTTGGCGGCCAAAGGTCCGGTCGAAGTGACGCCGGGAATCCTCAAGCTGTCTACGTCGACGCTGCCCAATGGCGCGGATATTTACTTTGACGATGGCGTGACCGTCACAGACTTCGCGGCCTATCAGGGCTGGTCGCATGGGTTCGCCATTGACGGAAACCAGAACATCACTTTGGCCGGAAGCGGATCGCCAACGGCTGCTGTATTTCAAATGCCCCTGACCTTCGCTCAAGGGAACATCCAGAATAACTGTGTGTGGATCGAGAACTCTTCGAACGTCCTGATCTCCGGTTTGCGATTTACGAAGTGCGGCGAGGACGGCATTTATATCGGTAATGGCGCGGCGCACGTCCACGTCACCAAGGTCCATTCGACCAACAATTTGCGCAACGGGTTAAGCATCACCGATAAAGTGACGGACATTCTGGTCGATTACAGCTTTTTCAACGGAGCGCAGAATCTCGCCGGCGGAATTGCGGATGGCGTAGATATCGAGCCGAACGGCCCGAGCGAAGGCAATCCGATTCCGGGCCAGTTCTCGAAGCAAGTCGTCCTCGATCACAACGATTTCAGCGGGAACGCGGGAGACGGTTTGTGTTCGTGCCTGTACTTCACTGCTCCCAATACGCCGCGCGACTTCACCTACACCAACAACACCTCGACCGGCAACGGCCTGAACAACTTCAACGCGAACGGCCCGCAGGGCGGCGTGAAGCAAAGCGGGAATAGCTGGCAGACTTCGCTGAAGGCCAAAGCCAAAGTGACGAAGCCCATTCCCTTGCACTAAAATAGGGCTAATGTTCTCGCTCACACAGGCCCTGGTAACGCGCTATGCCAAGCTCAGCGCGCTCAAGAACCTCATCGACAAATGGCTTGAGGATAAGAAGCCGCTGATCCTGGAAGCGCTCGAATCCGAAGCCTGCCCAGACAAGGGACCTTATCTCTTGGAGCGCAAGCAGGTCGCGCAAGGGCCGAACTACAAAGAGCTTCTTTATGCGCGCCTGCGCAGCGACGGCATGAACGAACAAGAGATAGTCCTGTGGGTGGTTGGGCAGAATTCCGAAAAGACTATCCTGCGCCTCGAAAAGAAAATCAACCCGAATTACCGCAAGACGTTCACGATAAAACTGCCAGCCTAGTCCTTCAGCAATTCCTCGCATTCCCTAAAAGGAGAACCACATGAAGCGCTCAGTCTTTCGTGTCAACTATTACATTGGAGGGAACTCCGTCACCGCTTACGTCTGCGCGCAGAGCGAAGGCGAAGCTGCGGCTTTCCTGGGGGTCAGGGACGGATCGGCGCAGGTTTCGACCGTGGCCTCTCCGGTCGAAGTGGTGGGTGTAGACACTGCGCATCCGGCACAGATACCCCCGCCGCCGTTTGTCGCTCCACCGCAACCGCCGCGCCAGTTCACCGATGCGGAACTTATCGCCCTGCGGAAGCTTCTCGCCGAGCAGTAGATGGCCTTCGGCAAATACAGCTACTCGCCCATTGCGATCATGCGGTTCATTCCCGGGCCGCTGACTCTCGCAATCAGTGCGGCGAGCGCGAAGATTCAGTTAGCGCCGAATACCTTCTATCGGTTCTGGTCGAGTGTCGATTGCTTCTTTGACATCGGACCAACGAATTCCATAGCGGCCACGACTTCCAGTCATCCCCTGGCGGCAAAAGTGGATTATCTGGTGTTCATCGACAGCGCGAACTTCTGGCTTGCGGCCATCGCGGCAAGTTCGGGAACCCTCTATATCAGTCAGGTGGACCCATAAGGAGCTGTAAATGGCCGGCGAAAAGGGCAACACAAACAGCATCAATTATCTGAAGCTCGTGTTTCAGGCGGTCGCCTGGTCGAAGGTGGCCGACAATGCCGCGACCACGCCCTACACGAACCTTTACGTCAGCCTGCACACCGCCGATCCCGGCGCAACTGGCCTGCAAACCACGTCCGAAGCCGCCTATACCGGCTATGCGCGCGTTGCGGTAGCGAGAACTTCCGGTGGCTGGTCGATATCGGGAGAAACCATCTCGAACGTGGCTGCGATCACCTTTCCCGCAAGTACGAGCGGACCTGAAGTCGAAACCTTTGTGGGCGTAGGCACCGACAGCAGCGGCGGTGCTGGAACCCTTTTGTGGGCCGGCCCTTTGAGCTCTTCGCTCACCGTCAACAACGGCATCACGCCCTCGTTTGCCATCGGCGCTCTGACGATCACCGAGGGATAGTGAAGCGATTTGCTCTGACCCTCGGATTGCTCTTCTGTGCCGGCCCAGCCTTCGCCGCCACTTGCAGCAATACCACTTTCACGAGCACGGTCATTAAGTGTATTCAGTCCACCTCGACCGATTGCACGGCGTTGCTTGATTGCTCCATCGCCTATCCGGCGAGCCCGGGGATCGGGCACACCCTTCTAGTCGTCTGCGGCGCATATCAGTACACGAGCAATGCCAATGCGATCGCGGCTACTGAGGCGGTCAATGACAGCGCGACACAAGCAAACACCTGGACCACCGCTTTAACTCCGGGCCTCTGGGCCAGTGGAGGGGCGCTGGGAAGCACCGTCCAGGACTCAAAAGAAGGCGCGTTCGTAGCCACGGCCAAAGCAACCGCCGCCGATACACCTCATTGTGTAACCGCAAGCGGCGGCACTCCAGCCACGTTGTTCATGGTGATTTACGAGCTATCGAGCGTAAACGGAACCATCGCGGTAGATGCTTCGGCAGCTATGGTCGATGGGGCTGGGGTCGGAACGACAACCTGTCCATCAGGGAACATGACCCCAGCCAAGAACGGCGACATGCTATTCGGATATTGCAATTACGGGGATGGAGGCATCACCACGGCGGGCAGCGGCTGGACTGAGATTGATACCGGCGTGGTTGGCCAGGGTAAGGGACAACTCACCGCTGCGACCGTAAATTCCGTGTGGGTAGCGGCCTCCATGTCGCATTGGGTAGCCGGAGCGATAGCCTTCAGCGATGGAACCGCCGTCTCTTCGACCGTTCCCGGATGGCCTGGCCGCACTACAGGTCCGTCTTTCGCTATCTCTATTCTGATCGGGATTCTGATTGGAGTGGGCTATGGGCAATCTTTGGACCGTTATTTGCGTGGCGCTGGGAGCGTGGCTTGGAATTACCCTGGTCAAGATCAACCCGCTCTTGGCTCGCCTGTTATCGACCTTGTTCCATCGGCTGATGGAAGCTATCAGGCAGTCGTTCGCGCGGAAAGATCGTAAGCTGCTCAGGAGAGTGTGATGGATAAGTCATTTCTAACGCCCGATTACCGGCACTTCGACCGCTGGCTATTGAAGCAGGCGCGCAATCTCCCGGTCCCGATGAATGCGCGGCAATACTTCAACAGCCAGGTAGCGGATTCACTGATCGTCGCATCTTCGGTCGCTCCGACGACAACCGAGACTTCCATCTTCACGCCCTACACGCTCTGTAACCAGGCGTTCCCGGTGGGGTACGGACTCTCCGCACCGTTCGCCGGACAGGTCTACAAATTCGCTTGTGGCGGGATCATCACCACTCCAGCGACCGGCACGCTCGTGATTAAGCCCTATTACGGGCCGGGGGCTTCCGCGATTTCGTTTACCGGAGCCGTGGCAATGGGCGCTTCGCCTGCCCAAACCGTCACGGCCAGCCTTTCGAGCATTCCCTGGGAGATGTCCGGGCGCCTGGTATTCCGTTCGATAGCTTCCGCGGCCACAACCTCAACCGCGTGGCTTACCGGAACCTTCAGGAGCCAGGGGACCTTGGCCACCGCCGGCGGCGGATGGACCATTCCTTTCGGCAGTACCGCGGCAGTAAGTGTGGACACAACCGGACTTGCGGCGGCTGGAGGGTTCGGCTCGATTACGTTCTCGGTCACTTTCTCCGTTACCGGCGCAACAATCGTGACGGATTGGACCGAGATGCTGACGCGCAACTAGATGCCTCCGGTAGTCTCGCAATCGAAGTTCTTTCAGCCTGCGCTTGTACAGCAGCCGATCGGCACGCTGTCGCAGATCGCTGCGACGATCACCGGACACGCTACCGCAGCGGGAACCCTGAAAGGGGCTGGGGCGCTTCTTGGCTCCGCGACCGGGCACGCTTCGTTCACCGATACGCTTACCGGCAAGGGCGCTCTTGCTGGGGCCTCTTCTGGACATGCCTCGGTCACGGGAACACTTCTCGGCCGCGGCGCTCTTGCGACCACCACAACCGGCCATGCCAGCGTAGCGGGGACGGTCAAGGGCAGCGGGAAGTTACTAAGCGCAGTTGTAGGGCACACCACAGATTCAGGCTTGCTGCTGGGAGCTGGAGCCCTCAACGGCTCATCGACAGGACACGCGACCGTTGCTCTGCTCAATTCGGTGCTGTCGCAGATATCGGCATCGAGTTCGGGCCATGCGTCGGTTTCTGGTGGGCTGACGGGTAAAGGCGCCCTGGCAAGCGCGATCTCTTCGGCTCAGGCCGGCACGAGTTCTGGCGGACACGGAGCGAGTTACTAGGGAGCGAAATGAAAAAACTGATCGTCTTATTCGCAATGATCGCGGCCTTTTCGGCCTCGTCCTTCGCCCAGATTCCTCAAGGCTCGGCTCATCACGAAGCGACCTTGACCTGGAATCAGGATGTGGGAGCGACCGGGTTTAATGTCTACAGATCGCTTCTGCCTGGGGGGCCGTTTGCGGTGATCAGCACGGCGCCGGTTCCCGAACCGCCCTCGACTAGCACGACTCTTCCCAGCTTCATTGATGTGAATGTGGTGCAGGGGACGACTTACTCCTGGTGCGTGACGGCTCTGGCTACGATCAGCACGGGAGTTTTCGAGACGGCTTGCAGCAATGTGGTGACGGTGAAGGTCCCAAACGACCCTATCGGCCCCCCTGGTGGCCTTTCCGTAGTCGCGCAGTGAAAGCCTTAACCATCCCTCATTAGCCTTGTAAGGAAATCGTTTATCGCCGCAATTAGTAAAAGCGCCACGGCCAGCAGATATATCCTTGCGGCCCATTTCGCCCAGAGGGGAGCTATCGTGTCGCTGCCTTGGAGCAAGGCCGCGGCGTAGAGGGTCCACAGTAAAATTAGCCCTATGGCCAGTTGCACGAGCAGGCCGCCGACATATTTGGCGAACTTAATCACGTGTCCCCTGAAGAAAATTCCCCCTCAAGTCACCTACCGCTGTCTCTTCTGCCGAAAGATGAAGAGCGAGCCGCGCGGCCAAGGACAAGCCCCGTCCCTGAAATGGGCCATCTGTCCGGGTTGCGCGGTGGATTCATTGCGGGAGTTCTTCTCCGAGGGCTATGCGCCGAGTTGGTACAGTCGCTTATTCCCGAAGATGCTTGGGAAGAAGAAAGCGGCCTAGCGTCCTTCCTCGATGTATCGCACCACGGCTTCGGCTCGCCGGATCAATTCTTCCGCATTGTCCGCGTCGGTGAATTGCACTGCCTGAATCGCGGTAACCCGCAACGCCTTCCGCTTCTCGTTGTCCTGCTCTAACTTCTTGAACGCGCGGCGCTCGGCTCGCTTGGCCTTCCAGTTGTCGAGAAGCTTCATCCCCTAGCCCCGCTTCCCGCCCTTCGTAGTCTCGTGAAACTTCTTCCACCGCGCTAGAACTGCCTTCCTGGCCGCTTCAGAGCGCTGCTCCTTTGTTCTTTTGTCCGCAGTAGCCTTTCCGCCCTTGGCTCCGCCTTTCTTCCCGCCCTTGCGCCCCATACGCACGAAATAGTCCCGATTTAGTCGTTTCAAGTCTCGCTCCAGCCTTTTCGTCACTCCCGGAGCCTGCGCAGAAGTAAAGTTCATACCCCGCATTGTACACAGAGGGGCTGTGGATAACTATCAAAATAGTTGCATTTTTCTGTCTTGGCCTATTGACACAGGGGGTGTGCGTATGCGAATATCCGCTTGTTCGCAATCCTCACCAATAGGAGAACAAAGCCATGAAATGCAAGAACTGCGGTCTACCGATAGCGGAACTGCTCGACCCCTGGGGCGGCCAGCACGGCTGGTATCACCCGACCATCGAGCGGGAAGTGAACATCGACGGCGCCGACGTGATGACCTACGCCACGTCCTGCCCCGATGATCTGGGAGAAGCGGAACCCGAGGACCTCGAAGCCAAGCTCACCGACCTCTCCGACGAAGCCATCAAGGCCATGGATCTGTACTGGGAGCCGGATATCGAGCGCATCAAGCACTACCTGGCCGTGGCTTATGAGCGCGGAGCGAAGGAAGTGCGGCCGTGAGCTACGACAAAGACCAGAAGTCCCGCATTGTGGTAGTGGACATCGAGACGGTATCCGAGACCGCGGACCCGCGGGACTGCTTCGACGCCATGACCGGGCGGATCGTATCGATCGCCATGGTGATCGATAACGGTTTCGAGCTTAAACCCGTGGTGATCTGCGACCAGGACGAAACCAAGATCCTCGAAACCTTCTGGGCTAACCTCACTCGGGACGACCTCATTGTCGGCCACAACTGCCTCGATTTCGACATCAAGTATTTGAAGCAACGCTCCTGGATCAAGAACGTGAAGCCAACGGTGGACATCAGCCAGCGCAAATACTGGATCGATGACGTGTTCGACATCATGGCCGTGTGGACCAACTGGGGTTATAAGAACCAGCTAAAAGGCTCTGGGCTCGACAACATCGCCAAGGCTCTGGGCCTGGGCGGTAAGACCGGCCATGGCTCGGAAGTGGCTGCCCTCTGGGCCAACAAAGAGTATGTCAAGCTCATGGACTACAACCTCTCGGACGTGCTGCTGAGTTATCAGGTCTACTGCAGGATGACCTATCGGGCGCCGCTGCCGTTCACGTTCCTGGGGAGCGCACTGCCGACGTTCCTTCCCGGCGACACGCGGGAGAAGGTGCCGGTCCCACAAAAAAAGGAGCTCCAAGCGCCCTTAACGCTCGAAGCCCCTGTCGCTCCATCTAATCAGCCATGCAATGCACCAAGCGTACCACCCCCGTCAAGCCGGAACGGCAAATCTCATGAGCCGATCTTCTATCGCCAGGCCGGCGGCGAAGTGATCCTCTCGGGCAAGGGCACCTTCCAGGTCAAGCGGGCCATCAAGGAGATCTACGGCGGGTTCGGCAAGAAGATCAGCGAGCGACCCGCGCTCTACGAATGGCACATGCGCCCGGAGAGGTTCGAGCCCTTCGCTGATTTCTGCCGGGGCATCGGGGTACCCTTGCAAGCGATGGGGAATGGGACGATGACGGTAAGAAGGGAGGCGTGATGGAGAAGAGAAATGAATATGTGTCGGAGTTGGGCAGGTTCTATCGGCATACACCCAAGGCTGTTTTCGCGGCCATTGCATTCTCATTTGCAAATCGTCTCTTCGCAAAGACCATCGGGACCGAAGTAGAAGACGTTTTGCGCGCGGAATGGAAGACGCTTCACGAAAACGGGATCGTTCCACAAAAGCCGAAGGGGGCGTGATGTTCGTCCTTTACGTAATCCTGCTCGCCCTGACTTGCTGGGCGGTTTACGCGATCTGGGATTACTTCACATGAGCCCAAGGGGTAGTCATCTCGACGTAGAGGCGACGGCTTCCGCAAGGCTTACGCGGGTCTTGCGGGACCGCCGCAGCTTCATTGCCACCGATGGGCGGGTGTTCCTCGAGGGGAAGGACGTTCGCAGGGCCAGAGCGCGGGTGTTTGGCCGTGACGAGGGGATGTGCGTGGATTGCGGGGCAGAGGTTCGCTTCGATAATTCGGGATTCTGGAGTGCGGCCGAACTAACCGACATGGGCTATGGGTGCGGGGTGGACTTCGGCGTGATGGAGCTCTCCCACGAGAAGCCCAAGAGCCTGGGCGGGGACGATTCGGATGAGAACCTTCGGACGCGCTGCCGGCGGTGCCACAGGAAGAAAGACGGCCACGGACAGGATCTACATTTCTGAGGAGGCGGATATGTGCTTACTGTTTTTCTTCGGTGGGTTTGCAGGCGGGATCGTTGCGACGTTGATGTGGTTGTACCCATAAATCAAAAAGGGGCTCGCCTTCCCAAACGAGCCCCTCATACCTGCTAGATTGTTCGCCGTTACCGGATAGGATGCGCGGAGAGAAGGGGATGGTCAAGGCGCGAGCGCAACATCTTGCGCCCCAGAATGGGCATACCCAATTTGTGCGGTTTGGATTTCTGCAAACGGGAATGGAAAAGTAAATAGAAGCTAAGTGCTTTGGAATCTAGAAAAGGACCCGCTGATAATTTGTCATATGTTGCCTCTACGCTCAGATGGAAGTTTTGCACAACGCGCCACAAGAATCTTCTTGACAGCGTGTATACAGCGACGTATACACATGGGCCATGGCGCACGTAATTGCGCCGGACGATATGAAGGACTCCTCAATTCAAATCCGGGTTCCCAAGAAGGTCCGCGACCGCTATCACCGCCTTGCGGATGCCATGAACGAGGACCTGAGCGAATTGGTTCGGAAGTACCTCGATCGTCTGGCAGAGAAGAAGGGGATCGCCGCCTGAAGCGGGTATGCCAAGATGCGCCAAACGTGTAGCCCTCAAACGCAACATAATATACAACGTTACAGGCGTTCGTTAACCTTTCGAGCAACTTTTAGTACCTTCTCGGCACCGTCGGCTTTCACCGGCTCGAAGGGCAAGCTCGGCTGCCTGTATCCGATGATCCGGTCCCTGTGCCTGATAATCCATCGGATATTCAGGGCTTCCGACATCAGCCGGTCGATTTCGTTTTGCAACTCCTCGCGGTCGCGCAATAGCTGGCAGACCAGCTCCCATCGTTTCAACTGGGCGTCTTCCAGTATTTCCGCCGAGTGTTCGAGCAAGTCGTCGAGTTCCGGCTCTGGTGGAGTTCTTCTTACAGACACAAGCGCCCCCTCTCTTCCAGAGGGGACGGCTCCGGGGGCCAGCACACCGTTCGGGAGTGTTTACCACAACAGCATATACCGTGCAAGTCAACAGATTGTCGGGAATTGGTAATGGGCGAAGGCAAGAAGACGGAGCGAACCGACATGCCCAAGCAGTTGCGCACCGATTCCGAGCTGGCCGAGGACATTCGTTTTATCGCCCGCATGAATCGCCGCCAGATCACGGAGCAAGTGTTGGTGTGGATCGAGGAAGGCGTAAAGGAAGATAAGCGCAGATTCAGTCAGGCCGCGTCAGGTGCAGAGCCCATCGCAGTCAGATCAAGTCAGGAAGCGTCAAGGAAAATGGCATGACCAGGAATTCCTACATACACAAAACAGGTGAGGGCGCCTTGCTAGGGGGGCAGGGAAGGGCAAGCCGTGTAGACGGCCCTGCTCCTCTGGCACCAACCTCCATGCTCGCCACCTGGAACCGCTGTTCCTGGCGCGAGAAGGTCTGGATCGTGGTCCTGGGGGCGCTGATTCTGGAGGGGCTGTTTGTGGTGATGGCGATATGACATATCAAGAATTCCTCGACGCCCTGCGAAATACGCCGCGAGATTGGTGCTTAACTTCCGATGGAAGAATACGCAGGGCCAACACCAAACGCTCAGCCCAATGCCCAATTTCCTCGCTCTGCGGATTAGGCTCCGGAGACTTTGAAGAGGCGGCGAAGAGAATCGGATTGGACAGTGAACTAGCGTGGACGTTTGTGTGCGCGGCCGACGATCCTGACCGGGATGCGCCAACTAATTTAATTCGCCGCGATCTGCTGGAAGCGTGCGGATTAAAGGACATCGCATGACCGACCTCATGCTATCGGTCCTGATGGCCGCTTGGTTCCTGCGGGAGTTGTGGAGGGAGTTTTGGGGATAAGGCGAGCGAAGCCGAAGTTTCGAGTGGGGCAGGTGGTGGTATGGAAGCACAGCCCTTTGGGTGACCCGGAGTTCATGCTTATTAAGTTGGCTCGATGGTTACAGGATGAATGGAGATATATGGGCCATAGGGAAATTAGCGAAAGAAACCTGCGCCCCCTCACCGCACGCGAGCGCGGCAAATGACCCACGTCCAGATACCCAAGAGGCCCCGAGGGTCGCCGCGGGCGACGAAGAGTTTCCCGACCGCCGGCGCTCTCACGAAATGCGCGACTCCTGGCTGTGGCCATCCCTGGAACAAGCATCACGGGGAATGTACGGTGTGGGTAGTCGATAAGCTCGATCGGGGCAAGAAAGGCCGTTTCTGCCGCTGCCAGCAGTTCCGTGAGGCGAAATGATTTCTCTGCGCGATTGGGCCATCGGAATTTTACAGGCGCTTATGTTCTTTGCAATCGGCGAACAGCGCGTTGCCAATGAAAGCGAAAACGGCATGACCTCCTTACTCTGGGCCACCTGGAACCGCTGTTCCTGGCGCGAGAAGGTCTGGATCGTGGTCCTGGGGGCGCTCCCCTCGACATTGCTCGGGGACGGTGAGCGAAGTCGAACCGTGATCCTGGAGGGGCTGTTTGTGGTGATGGCGATATGAGCCGAGGAAAACTTAGGCCGCGCGGGCCGCTTACCATCAATGCCATCAGCGACACGCTGTTGCTGATCGGCGAAGATACGACGGATGAAGTCATCCGCACCTGGAACGCTAAACAGCGGCTCCAGGTCTACGATTGGGCGATCCGCACGCATCTGCGGGCCAGCGACAACATCATCGCCGTGCCAAGCAAGCCAGCATGTCTGCGTAAGGCTACTCCATGACCGACCTCATCCTCTCGGTCTTCATGGCCGCTTGGTTCCTGAGAGAGCTGTGGAGGGAGTTTTGGGGATAAGGCGAGCGAAGCCCAAGTTTCGGCCAACTAGATACATTTCTAACGTCCCGAGGTTGAATCCAAAAGGGCTTTCAGGTAACTCGCGCGACAGGCGTAGAGCTAGGCGTAAGAAATGACCCACGTCCAGATACCCAAGAGGCCCCGAGGCATGAGGAAGCGATTCCCGGCTGCCGGCGCTCTCACTCTCTGAAGTAATTCAGACCGAGAAAGGTATCGCTGTCAAGTTTGGGGAGCAGGATGCGACTTTTGAACTTGTGCCGGATGGCGATCATATGAGGCTAATTATTATTTGCCCGCCCGTGAAGTTAACGATTGGCGTGAACCGTGAAGAGGTTGCGGGGTTGGGGCGCTATCTCACGGAAACAGCGGAATCCAAGTAGCGACTTTCGAGGCGGGTAGGGAGCGGCAGCAGGGTATAGATATAGCTCTGGGGACATTTCGAGCCTAGTGCATCCGACTATCCCTGACTGCTGCGACCGCCTCGGATTCATCTTCCCAGCGCTGCTAATCGGGGAAAGGTTAGCAGCTTCGGCCCATCAGCGGTTCGGGCAGCGGCTGAAAGTGGGGCTGGCCGTAGACGGTTCTGCTTTTGGCGATGATGGGTAACCGGGATGGCCCGGCGCGCACAGCCCCGATGCGAGAGGAGATCAGGCAAACCAGGGCGCGCCTGGGATGCGGGTGGAAGCCCCGCACAAGTTCAGAGCGCACGTACGGGCGCTGTGTGACAGAAGAATAGAGCGAGAGACTCCCGCATCACGCGGGACGATGAGGATTTGTGTCTGTGTGTGTGTGCGCGGCCGAATGGCTTCTGAAATGCAGTAACTATTGTTGAGAGGTGGTTGTGACTAACTAACTCACCTTTCAATTTTGATTGATAGCTTGTGAGTGAGTTAGTTACTTGGGCTTGCTGCGCATGAATTATTACCTATATCTCGAATCTGACGTCTGGCGACGACGCAGAGCGCGTTTTTTAAGGTGCCATTTCTTATGCCATAAGTGCGGCTGCGACTTGCGCCGTTGGATGGGGAATCGGTTGCCATCGCACGTCCATCATATCAGCTACGCCAATTTTGGACACGAGCCCGACACGGACCTAATGGCGCTCTGCGAGCCCTGTCATTGGCTGATCGAGTCTGGCAAGGGAAATCAATTTTGGGTTCGAGGGGCAAATACAACACCCCTGAAGGCCACAAGCCTAGCTTCCGTCCTTGCAATCGTCACCGAATCCATCCGACCGGAGCATCGGCTGGGAATGAACGTAGCCGAGGAGATTTATAAGCGCTGTGGACTCCCAGCCGATCACGACAGGCTTATACGGGCGATTCAAACCATCATTACCGAATCTGTGGAGCGGAAGGTCCGTTACCCCACGATTGTATTTATGAGGTTGCGGCAGCTACAGCGCCATGAATGGGCGCCAGATCCCAAGTCCGTTCAGGCGTGTTAGTGAAAGACTTTTCCGAGGGGTGCGCGATGAAGCCTTACTACAGCGAGGACGGCATCACCATCTACCACGGAGATTGCAGGGACATTTTGCTTTACCTGCCGCCGCGCACTCTTCATTGCTGCGTGACGTCGCCGCCATATTGGGGCTTGCGGTTTTACGAGGGCGCCTCAGACCTCGGCCTCGAATCCAGCCCACAAGAGTACATCTCGAGAATGTCTTGGATTTTCAGGCAGGTCTATCGCTCCCTGGTCGACGGCTCAACTCTCTGGCTGAACCTTGGCGATAGCTACGGCTCTGGAACGCACGCCTTTCGGCCGCCAAGCAAATGCTCGGCAGTTGGTGGATGGCGGTCGACGGCTAATCAGCTAAACCGTAATGGCTATCCGGCGAAGCAGTTGGTAGGAGTGCCGTGGCGTCTCGCTTTTGCGCTGCAGGAGCGAGGCTGGTTTCTGCGTCAAGACATCATCTGGGCAAAGCCTAACCCGATGCCTGAGTCTGTTACCGATCGCTGCACGAAAGCCCATGAATACATTTTCCTGTTGGCTAAGGGGCGCAAGTATTTCTACGACCAAGAAGCCATTCTTGAGCCGGTAAGCCCGAATACCCACATGCGCCTTAGCCAAAACCTAGCTGCACAGATCGGCAGCTACCGGGCTAATGGCGGCGGAAAAACCAATGGGCCGATGAAGGCAGTAGGGCGCAAGGCAAAAAACGGCGCCGTCGGAGTCGAGAAGCACAATGCCAGCTTTGACGCATCGGTTTGTATGCCAGTTGTCGAACGGAACAAACGATCCGTCTGGACGATTGGGACAGGCGAAGGGTTGGAGATGCACACGGCCACGTTCCCGGAAGAGTTAGTCAAGCCGTGCGTTTTGGCTGGCTGTCCCGTCGACGGCGCCGTTTTGGATCCATTCTGCGGAACGGGCACAACCCTCAAAGTGGCTAAGGAACTCGGCCGTCGCGCAGTAGGCATCGAGATCGAGGAAAAGTATTGCGAGATCGCTGCCAAGAGACTGGGGCAGAAAGTGCTGGAGTTTACATGAGCCTCCAATCCATTCTCGAGATCTTCACCGAGCTTCTCACCGACGAGGAGCGCAATTGGTTTCCGTTTGGCAACGAGGTCTACAAGTGCTGCGGCTCGCCGAGTGAAAGGCAGCAAATCGCTCAAGCCCTCGAAACCATGATGGCCGAATCCATCCGGCGCAAGAAACGCTACCCGCGGATCATCTTCAAGCGCCTGAAGCAGCTTCAGAAAGGCGAATGGGCTCCCGCAGTTCAACTCCAGCCACGGCCAGAACCTCAGATGAACCCCGCAGCCGTAGAGCGCTACTGGGAGCGGAGAAGGAAGAGGGTGGCAGGGTGAAGCTGGCGCGAGTATTTCCGAGACGTACCAAGGCTACTCCTAATGATGAAATGGCCTTTTTCGGGGCGCCCGATATGTTTGTCCAGGCCGACGAGGTCCACATCGATGTCACTTTCACGGCAGACAAGCCAAAAGCGGAGCGTTTAGCGGAGGAATGGCAGCGGATCGCTCCAGTAAAAGTTGGCGGCGTCGCTTATGGCGATCCGGGTCAAGAATTCGTTCCGGGGCGCTACGTCAAAGAAGGCTACACCTTCACCTCGCGCGGCTGTCCCGAACGATGCTGGTACTGCTCAGTGTGGAAGCGAGACCCGGCGATTCGGCTCCTACCGATTCAAGATGGCTGGAATATCCTCGATGACAACTTACTCGCTTGCCCTGAGGCCCATTTCCGCTCCGTGATTGCCATGCTGTCTAGGCAAAGGCGCCGCGTTGAGTTCACTGGCGGATTGCAGGCGTCACGATTGCAGGACTGGCATGTGGAGCTTTTTGCGAGCCTCACACCGCGACCAGTATTCTTTTTTGCTTACGATGACCCAGACAAATGCAAGAAAAGTTCTTTCGACGGGATGCGAGTCGCCGCCGAGAAAATGCTTGCCGCCGGATTCACTCGCGCCGCCCATAATCTACGCACGTTCGTTTTCATCGGCTTCCCACAAGACACTTTCGACAAGGCCGAGGCGCGATTGCGCGAAATGCTGGATATCGGCTTCACGCCTTACGCGATGCTTTGGCAACCTGAGACGCCAAGCGCAGAGAAATACAGGCCAGCGCCAGAATGGAAGCGCTTTCAAAGATCATGGGCAAGGCCGGCAGCGATTCACGCTGTTAACAGAGTGCCAGCATGACCTCCCCCGGTTTACCCCCGTTAGGGGGCGCCACCTTCGTCTCCCGCGAATATGCAGATAAGGCCGTCAAACTCTGGGCCGACTTCGGGATTGTGTCGGAGGTGGTAGCGGATGGCAGGTACTTCAGAGTGATAATTTATCGGCGGGAAGAGCCGCCCTCAGCTCCTCGGCAGAATGCGCGGTTATGCGCTCCTCGGTAGTAAATCGGCGGCCACATTGCGGGCAATCCCGGTTCTGGCACTCGTGCCTTCTGGTTGCGGTCAAACCGGCTTCGTCTTCGTATTTATCGACAATTTTCGTCGGGAGGTGGCAGATTTGACACCTCATACTGCGGAATTATTTCACAGGAAAGGAGATAACTTGTCCTGTTTAGTACAGCGACCCGCATATGTGGCGGGTAATATTCTGGCGCAACCGAAAAACCTCGCAAAACTGCCTTCCGCGGTAGAGCATCAGTGTGCTCATTCGATCCGCCTTCCCCTTTGTACCGGCCTGCGCCAGCGGCAGAAATATCTGGGGCAAGAATCATCGCTAGTCCTTCCTGTGTCAAAACACTTCACCATCAACTATCCAGACGGCAGTAAGGGCAACATCAGCGGCCCTGTGAAGACGGACATGTTGCTTGCGCGTGAGATCGAAGAATCCATTGACGGCACGTTCAACTATATCGGTCACGACGGCGGCGTTCTCGTGATGCACTCGATGGCCGATCTCGGAAAGCTAAAGAAGGCGCGGCGGGGCATCGACACAAACCTACTCAGGCGCTTCTACGACGGCCTGTTTGCGGATCATGTCGTGGGCTTTGTTTTCGAGGAAAGACGTGCAAGCGTCGAGATGCTGGAGAGCCCCGAAGCCATGGCGCTGAGATTGGAGCTGCTGTGAAGGCGAAGCCAAAGTGGTGGACCTCCGACGAATGGAGTACTCCCCCTAGTCTTGTGGCGAGCCTTGAATCCGAGTTTGGCCATTTCGATCTAGATCCGGCCTGCCGTCCCGAGACTGCAAAGGCCGCGAAGTTCTACGACCGCGACGTCGACGGCCTCACGCAGCCCTGGACTGGAAAAGTGTTCTTGAATCCGCCTTACAGCAAACCGGCTCCGTGGCTCCAGAAGGCCATAGACGAGACGTCGACGGGCAGGGCATCGCTCGTTGTCGCGCTGCTTCCGGCTTCGACGGACACGGAATGGTTCCATAAGTTAGTCAAAGACCACGCCGAGATCCGTTTTATTAAGGGCCGCGTCAGATTCCACGGTTGGCTTGGAACTCCAATAGGCACCCCGCGACAAGGCAATCTGTTCGCTATCTACTGAGGCGCGCCATGATCCTTCTCCTCATCATCCTGTTTCTCCTGTTTGCTGGCACTGGTGGCGGCTATTACGGCTATCACCATTGGGGACCGACGGGCGGCTTAGGCGGGGGAGTGGGCCTGGTCCTGTTGATTATCGTGATCTGGTTATTGTTCCGAGGAGGATTCTGAAATGTTCACCGCAGTCGAAAAGCTGGCGGTCAATCTGGCCATGGCCCTTTTGCAGCACTTCGTCACCAACCCGGCCTCGGTCAAGCAGGAAGGCACGATCATCCACCAGATTGCCCTTTTGGCCACACAGGCCGACTCGCAGGTTAACGCGGGCTTCACATGGAGCTATGGTTCATCGCCCGTGCCATCGACAAAAACGGGGAAATAAGTGACGCGATTTTGCTCGGGTAGCTCAGACGGGATCGTGCGCTCGGTGACTATATGCGACTGACGACGAAAGTTGGCGGCACGCAACGGAGGTTGCCGGAACCTGTGACAGAGCGTCGGCTCTTTAAGCCGAAAGTCGGTGGTTCAATTCCATCCCCGCGCGCCATTTTCATAAACACGGAGGCGAAGTGAAGAATAAGAAATTTCTAGCAGTTGCATTGTGCTGCACGCTCGGAATCGGCGGCTGTACGACCGCCAGCGTCATCTCCAAGATCGAGCAGTGGGAACCCGTCATCGCCAAGGGTTTCAACTACATCGTGGCGATTCTGCAGCAAGACGGAGTAATCACCAACGGAGCGAGCCTGACCACCGACGCCGCCAAGGTCAGCGCAGGGATTGGCGACCTGACGAGCGATATCACCGCAGCGCAGGCTTCAAGCTCGGCCGCAACAGGAGCGCTGAACAAGATCATTGCGGTTCTGGGCTCATTGCAGAATGATCTCGGCCAGCTTCAGACCGACATCCCCGGAGGCGTTCCCGCCAACGACGTGCAGGACATCAAGCAAAGCCTCGGAGGGCTGAGTCTTGCGCTTGCGGCTTTCCAGGCCGAACTGACTCCGGTCGCATCTCTGCCGCTCGGGCAGCAGAAGAAAGCCCTGGCCAAGATCGCCGTACCCGATCTCGTTGCTTTCAAAAAGTCCTGGAATCAGATTCAGATAACGCATAATCACCCGGAGAAACAACTCTGATGTTTGGGCTGTGGTTGTCCATCACGCTCTTTAACTTATTCTCCGTACTGTTCAATTTCTGCGTGTTTGAGTACAACCGTAGAACGCACGCTCCATTCGCTCTTCGCGCCGTAAACCTCGGCTGCGTTATGTTTTCAGGTTACATGTTCATTCTCATGCTGGCAGTAGGACCCTAAATGCTCCCTCTGTGGCTCATCATTTTGCAGCTCGTTTTCGCGGGCCTCACTGTCGCCCAGAATTACCGGGGCGTGAAAACGGTGGTGGTCAGTGCGGCGCAAACGACCGAGCACACGGCAGTCAAGATTGCCGGGAAGAAACCCCCGGCCCAGCCTCACTCTTTGGTTTATCCAGATCCGGTTCTCACGCCTTGCGCCACAGAGTTAGAGAAATGCCTCAATCCTTTAA